TTGAACCTTTAGGTCAACAACATTTAAAGATGCAAAAGCATCAACAACTGCCGCACCCGATCCTGCACCATCAAGATATACAACCTTAGTATCGCCATTAGGTATGGTTACATTGGCTCCAGATCCCTGACTGATTATGATGCTATACGGACCAGAGGCACCACTGTCCGTGGTGGCGTTTTCAATTATATGAACCCTGCTATTAGTGTTAGGACCAATAGTAATTGTACAGTTTGAATCTAAAGCACCTGTATACTTAATATACATAGCTCTAGCTTCGTCTGTAGATCCATCAGCCACTGTGCTTGCATGAGTGTCAGCATTTGTAGTTATGGCTTCTGTACCAAAGCCTAATGCTTCCCCGATAAGCTCAAGGTTTGTGTTGGTTGTTGTTCCCCAAGTACCAGAACCATCGCCAGTACCCAGTTCATTAAGCCTTAAATCATTTACATAGGTGCTTGCCATTTTTCCGTCCTTACGCTGCTATGTCTGTCCAGTTAGGTGTTTGTGATACAGATACCCCAGACCAGTTTGGAGTCTGTGATGGAACGATTGGCCTGTAAAGTACTTCTTCTCCTACCGCTCCTGTTGCCGAAACCCCTGTAACAGAAAACCCTAAAGATAAAATAGGTGCGCTTGTTCCTGTGCCTACTGAACCTGTTGTTCCTAGTCCTGTAACAGCAAAAGCCGCAGCGCCCGTTACACTCGCATTACCTACCGCACCAGTTGCGGTAGAACCTGTAACAGCAAAGGCCGCTGTACCCGATACACTAACAGTTCCAACCGCTCCTGTACCAGCGACTCCAGTTGCGGGAATCTCTAGTACATTCTGTACCGTAACAGACCCTAGAGAAGTAGTTCCGACAACTCCAGTTGCAGAAACAGGAACCGGTTGTCCCCATGCGCCTTCACCCCAGCCGCCTCTTCCCCATCCTGTTAACGACATAAGCTACCTCATTAGGCTATTCGTATAATAGCGTTACTCGCATCCGCCGTAGGGAACTGAATTGTAAAAGTTCCAGAAGTAGATGTCTTATTAGAACTAAAATCTAATACGGCCACAGCTTTGTCACTGTTAGTATCGTTGTATATCAACGCACCCATCGCCGTGATCGTAGCTGTAGTAAAGCTGATGTCTGCAAAATCAGTCAATGCTGTCGTGCCAGAAGTGGTTGGAGCAACTTTAGTAAGAGTACCACCACCCGCCGTGTAAGAGCCGCTGTTGGCTACCTCACCCGTGGTCGTGTAAGCTGTCGTTGCTGCACCAAGAGTAGCTGTAGTGCTAGACTTACCGCCGCCACCCTCTGCGTAAAGAGCCAGCTTAAAAGCATTACCGTTTGTTGCGAAATTGTGTGTACCTAACATAAGCTCTTGCTTAAATGCTGTACACATTGCTTGTGCGATTGCCATTACAGTCTCCCGATAGCTTTTGCTAGTTCCAATTGACCAGCATCACGAACTTTAGCGCAAATACTAGCACGTTCTTCCTTTCTAGCCAACTCTATATAGTGTTGTGCTAGGTTTCTAACTCTATCTTGAAAAGCCTCCGCCTGCAATTTGATGGGTTCTGGTGCCTCATCCGATATGTAAATAAGCTTACTAGCCAGCATATCAGCTATCTGATCATTAGACAGTCCACCATTCTCAGACGTTACAATGTTGACTGCTCCTACAGTTCCTACGTTTAAATCAAACATGATCGTGCCTTCCAAATATAATAGGATCGCTTTCTTTTGGTTCAGGCGGCTGTATCTTTGACTGCTTCGTTATTAGAAGACTGCCGTTTTCAACCGTCTGTACCAATGGATCTTCCAGTCTATGATACCCGTACAGCTTCTCATTGTCCGGGACATTGGTATCCATTAGCCCAGATCGATGCGCTATCTCTATCTTTATGCCTTTGGAAATAGCTGTAGCGCACCAGAACTCTACACAAGCTCTTCCAGACTCAGCCATATTGACGTTTTTGTATGTGAAATCTATGCCAAACAAGCATATCTTCGTTACTTTCTTCCATATTGCATAAGCAATAGCGTATGCAACTGTGTTGTTAAAGTAACATAAACCCGTATCCTTCGCGACTTCTTCCAAAGGATATAGCTCAACTGCCGGAAAATCTGCGTGTTTAATACAGGAATAAATTGGTCTTGTATTCTTGGTAAGAAACTCTCTTGCAACACCAGTCTGTGTGCCTGCGTTTTCTGTATTTAAAAATCTTGTAACCGGATCCATCATAAACGTCCTGTCAACGTGTATGATCGCCCCTATACAATTTATACCCCAAACTTCATCAAACTCCTGAGAAGAAACTCTCGCTGAAATATAGTCCGCATAGCTTCCCCCTAAACCCACTATTGCTATTTTCATGTTCTAGCCCTGTCTGGTAGCCCCCTTCTGTACGCATCTGTATTTTCTCGAGCCTCTGCGTAATCTTTCAACCTAGATAACGCCTCCAAAAATCTTTCGCTATACAACTTCATGACATCTGGCTCCCCTTTCATGTAGATATATGCCTCTACAAGACTGCCAAATAGTATAGCGTTTGGAGCGTTCTCACTAATCCACGTTGTAGTAGTGTCAGCAGAAGTAGACACAACCACACCCGTGGCACCACTTGTTCCTCCGGTTACTGTCTCACCCACAGTAAATGTCCCAGTAGGAATTATGATAACAAATTCTGTAACTGAAGTAATTGAATTTATGGTCGTGCTCTCTGTGCTGGTTCCACCTGTTATGATTTCATTAGCAGCAAAAGTCCCGGTCACATCACTAACTGTTAATGTAAACTTACTATCCGCTAAACTAACTGGACGATAGTAGTAATGGAGTTCTGACACATAGTTTGAGTCTGGTGTGGGAGCCAGTATGAAATTTTGATAATCATACTTGGCGTAATACAGCGGAACACCTGTTGTGGCAGAGTTTGGTGTGTACTCCTGAATGTAATTAACATCCTTTTGCTGCAAGAACTGTTTGGAGCTAGAAACTTCGATAGACAAAGAGAATGTGGCAAGATAATCCGCCGGAACAGCCAGAAACTCATTACTAGCTGTCATCGCTCCAGAGACATTCTTTCTGAAAAGCTCTAGATCTACGCTGGTAAATATACGTTCTTCAGCACTTTTGATAAATCCATCAAGATTTGAAACAAAAGTTGCCTCGTTGTTGTCAACGTAGTTCTGTATTGCAGACTTTAACTGTGTGTATGTATAGCTCATGGTGTGTTTGCCGTTCCGCCCATACCACTATGGTTTGTGCAATAATAATACAGTGTTGGTGCTCCAGAGGCCACTGTTATCTGTGTATAAGCTCCCGCAGATCCGGGAGTTCCACTAGTAAGAACACCTGTTGTGTACTGGGAGCCACCGCTGTGCGTACCATTAGAGGTTGTTGAAAGCCTCAAAGGATGTCCTGAATTGCTGCTGTCAGATTGATCAAAACGGTAGGTGCTACCCTCTGATAGGCTGACCGTATCTTGTCTAACCCCGTCGATGTAATACTTATTAGATCCAAGATAGGAGGCAACCGTAACAGTATATGTCGCTGTTATTGTTACCGCAGAACCTGCGAATACAACGGTGCCCACCGCACCTGTTGCTGAAACACCAGTTATAACGGTAGGCGTAATTACGCTACCCCCGAGAGTAACGGTGCCCACCGCGCCGACAGCCTTGGGACTTTCTTTATACACAAAAGTGTTTAGATCAAAGATTGGAAAGACAACTGTCTCTGGTATCTTATCGTTTCGTGGTCTTGGTTCAAATAATGCCTGTGGGTCCGACCCTGTATGCGTCTGAGTCAACTGAGGATGCTTTGGTTCATACTCATCGGGACCGACTTTCATCCCGTTCCACTCAGTCATCATTTCAGACAAGCGATATCTAAAGCCAGATCTGTCTGAAAAACCCCATGCTTTCTTACCAGACGCATACCGAGCCATTAGTTAACTCTTAGATACTGTATACTAGGCTGCAACTTCAAAGACACACGATCTTCATCCTCGTCTGCGGCACGTTGAAACTCTTCTTCATACACAACTTTTAACATTTGAACCCTGTCTGGAGCCTTCTTCATAGCAATGTAGTAAGCAAGACCCGCAACCATGCACGGCAAGAACCTGAACGGAGTATCGGCTGTGTTTACTAGTGTATCCACATCCTGAATCCTGTTTACATAGTAATATACAAGACTATCCGTAGAGC